GAAACAGTTCCGTGCGTTCGGGACAAAAACGGTGGAGATCACACCGCCTGCGGCCCCGTCAGAATCCGCGACAGCTGCTGTGCAGGAGCCGCCGAGGGAGACTTCCGGCGCACCGAAGGAAACCAGCTACAAAGTGAAATCAGGCGATTGCCTCTGGAATATCGCAAAGAAGCACTTAGGTGACGGCTCCCGATATAAGGAGATTTACGAACTGAATAAGGATAAGATTAAAAACCCGAATTTGATTTATCCGGATCAGGAACTTATCCTGCCATCATGAAGGTTTGAGGTGATATCGCTTTGGAAGTGCAAATTCTGATACAGAACAGCGGCACGGTATATTATCCGGGCGTTGTAGAAGGTGCTAAACTGACATGGGAGCGCAAAAACGTTCCGGGGAAGTTGGAATTCCGGGTTGTCAAGGATCAGGTTATCAGCTTTACGGAAGGTGATTTAGTGAAGCTGCTTATAGACGGCGCACCGATGTTTCTTGGTTTTGTATTTACGAAAAAGCGCAATAAGGACGGCACCATTAACGTTACGGCATATGACCAGCTCCGATATTTGAAAAACAAGGATACAATTACGGAAGAAAACCTGACTGCATCGGACTTGCTGAAACGGATTGCAGGGGATTTCCGTTTGAATCTTGGAACGATAGAGGATACCGGATACACGATTGAAACGATTGTCGAAGAAAATCAAACGTTATTTGATATGATTCAAAATGCGCTGGATGAAACGCTGATGAATACAAAGAAGCTGTTTATCCTGTATGACGACTGCGGAAGCCTGACGCTGAAAAATATTGAAACGCTAAAGACTGATTTGCTTATTGACGCGGAGGCGGCAGAAGATTTTGATTATGAATCGAGTATTGATGTTCAGACGTACGATAAAGTAAAACTTGTATTCAATAATGAAAAGACAGGTAAGCGGGAATTGTATGTTGCGCAGGACGGTGAACACATGAATCAGTGGGGCGTTCTGCAATACTTTGAAGAGATTAAGACGGAGGCTGGTGCAGCCGCAAAAGCGGATGCACTGCTTGGCTTATATAATCAAAAAACGCGCAGGCTGACAATAAAAAATGCGTTTGGTGACACGCGTATCCGGGCGAGAAGTGCAGTTATGATATCGCTCAATCTAGGGGATATGATTGCGAATCAGTTTCTGGTGGTGGAAAAAGTTACACACACATTCAAGGGGGATGAATACCTGATGGATATAGATTTAATCGGAGGTGAGTTTATTGCCTAACCCGGTAGAAGTTGTGAAACAGGCGGCAATAGAAGCAGTGGACGCCAGTAAGCCGGTGCATCTCTTATTTGGTCAAGTGATATCGGTTTCTCCCCTGAAAATTCAGATTGATCAAAAGGCAATTTACACCGAAAAGATGTTGGTTTTAACAAGAAACGTGACCGATTTTGAAGTGGATATGACCGTATCCCATAAAACGAAGGACAAAAGCGGTGGTTCTGGTTATCCGCAGTTTGCGGCACATAATCACGATTATAGGGGGAGAAAAAAATTCCTTGTCCATAATGCCTTAATCGTTGGCGATTGGGTTGTGCTTGGAAGGATTCAGGGCGGCAAACGGTTTGTTGTGTTCGACCGGATCAAGCCCATACCAGAGCTCAAGGGGGAATGGTCATGATACCCAAAACGGGAGATGATTTACGTCAGGATTTTGTGTTTAGGACGCTCCCAAGTCATACCTTTCGACTGAATCATACCCCACAGACGATTACCGGAACAGTCGATCAAATTCAGGCGGTGGAGCAGGCAATTTACCTAATTCTGAACACAGAACGGTATCATTGGCTGATCCATTCATGGAATTATGGTGTGGAATTATATGACCTGATTGGGAATGATATAGAATACTGCATCCCTGAGATTGAGCGAAGAATCCAGGAAGCACTGTTGCAGGATGATCGGATTACAGCGGTTGAAAATTTCCAGTTTACGGTAAACAAAAAGCAAGTGCTGACTACGTTTACTGCGGTTAGTATTTTTGGAGCAGTCAATGCGGGACTGGAGGTGAAAATCGGATAATGTACGAGCACATTACTTATGAAGAGCTTGTAAAGCGGATGATAAACCGGGCGCTGGAAAGCAACAAAAATTTGGACAGCCGGGAAGGTTCTATTCTATGGCTGGCAGAAGCTCCGGCTGCGGTAGAATTGCAAAACTTATATATTGCACTTGACAATGTTTTAAGGGAAACCTTTGCAGACACCGCGAGTCGGGAATATTTAATATTGCGTGCGAGGGAGCGTGGATTATCGCCCATTCCTGCAAGCGCAGCGGTGCTGGAAATGACAATCACACCGGCGACACTTCGGCTTGAAATAGGAGAGCGTTTCTCGATTGGCGATTTGAATTATTATGTTTCGGCGGAGCAGTGCGCGGGCGTATATGAAATCACTTGTGAAACATCTGGTGAGGCTGGGAATGACTATACTGGGACCATCATCCCGATAGAATACATACCGGGCTTGGAGAGCTGCCAAATTACTGCGCGTCTGATACCGGGAGAGGATGAGGAATCGACAGAAGCATTCCGGCAGCGATACTTTGACAGCTTGAACCGACAGGCTTTTGGTGGAAATCGCGCAGATTATATTCAGAAAGTGAATGCATTGCCTGGCGTTGGCGGTGTAAAGGTTTATCGGGCGTGGAATGGCCAGATTGCTCCGGCAACGCTGATTCCGCCGGCAGAAGCTGCGTCCTGGATGGCAGGTCTGCCGACGGTGCCGCTTCCGGTTCTGATGTGGCTGCAAACTGTATTTGAAGCTGGAAAAAACAGTCTTTTGACTGTGGGAGGCACAGTCAAATTAGTAATTATAGATTCGACTTTTTGCGCACCATCAGATGCACTTGTACAGCAGGTGCAAACAGCAATCGACCCGATACAAAATGCTGGCGAGGGCGCAGGGCTGGCTCCAATCGGACACGTGGTCAAGGTTTTCCCGGTTGGTACGCAAACACTTGATTTAACTTTTTCGCTTTATTATAAACGGGGTTGGGACTGGGAAGCCGTAAAGCCGTATGCGGAAGAAGCGGTCAGGAAATATTTTAAGGAATTAGCAGAAGGTTGGGCGGCACAAGAGGAAGAATTGGTTGTCCGGATCAGCCAGCTGGAAAGCTGTCTTTTGAACGTTACCGGAATCTTGGATGTTGCACAAACAACGATTAACGGAATGGCAGAAAGCAGCGTTTTGCCACAGGATACAATACCCGTTCTAGGCAGTGTGAGGGCGGCTGCGATTACCGGAGTATAAGGAACGAATGATGGAACGGAAATTGATTCATTATCTGCCTTATGCAGTTCGGGATTTTGCGGAATTTAAAGGGATTGCTGTTGGAGAACAGCCGGAATTTGAATTAGCGTGGAGCTTGGTAGATGAACTGCTGGATAACCAATTTGTTTATACCGCTGGGGCTTATGGGCTGTCACGCTGGGAATCAATGTTGGAAATTGTGCCGAAAGCAACGGACACTTTAGAGGAAAGACGTTTTCGGATTCTGGTGCGGCTTGGCGAATTGCTTCCGTATACTATGACTTGGCTGCGCACGACATTAAAAAGTCTGTGCGGGCAGGAAAACTTTTCTGTTTTTATGGAAGAGGGCAGCTATTTTTTATCGGTTACAGTGACTGATGCAGTTCGAAAAAAGAGTGAATATGTAGCAGAAATGCTGGAACGTATTGTTCCCGAAAATATTGTCTTTCAGGTGCTTCATTTGTTGCCGCCGATCTATCCGAAAGAACCTGCACGGATTCATTTGGGAGGGTCGATTAGTCATATGATACACATGACAATCCCAGAAGCTGCGGACCGTTATGATTTTCGCCATACACTGCAAACCGGCGGACAAACTACTTTTTCTACATCACTTCCGGTTCGTGAGGCTGTGGATGATATCCAATTTAAAGGAATGCTGCAAACGGGTGGACAGACTACTGTAAAGACTGCCTTATCAATTCCGGAGAAAGTGGATTCTCCTGTTTTTAAGTGTACACTGCAAGCGAGCGGCGGCTTGTCAAATGCGTTTGTTAAATTACCAATTTCAGAACGAAAGGAGTGACTGATTTTGGAATACAGTTTCAAAGTAACCACTCACGGTCGTGCGGTTTTGACCGCTTGTATGGCGCAGCAGGCGCCGCCCGTTTTGCTGCGCGTAGCCTTCGGCAGCGGGCGGATAGCAGAAGATGCCGATCTCGCCGACCAGCACGAATTGATACACTTTGTGAGTGATGGTACGATTGGCCGGCGTTGGCATGAAACGGATCATCTTGGGCTTACTATTCAATATGAAAACATTCTGCATAAGGATGTGCCGACGTTCTATTTATCGGAGTTTATGATTTATATAGCTGATCCGGTAACGGGGGCGGAAATTGATTTTATTTATGCGACGTTGGGGGATTATATCCAGCCTGTGCCCGCATATAAGGATGGCGTTCCTGCAACAAAAGTTGAGTATTCGCTGCAAATTGTTATTTCTGATGAGCTGAAGGTTTCGGTTTCTGCCCCTGCGGGGCTTGTTACTTACAGCGAATTGAATGAAATGATTCGTGAGCTTGCAACTACGCAGCAGGCGGTTACGATACCGGCGGACGGTTGGCATGATAACCCGTATGGGGGCGCTTATGCTTACTATGTGGATGTTCCCGTGGAAAATGCAACAGCTAAACTAATTCCACAACTGTTTTACCCGGCGGAAAGTGCGGAGCGTGCTGGGTACTACGGATTCTCTCCGGTCTGTGAAACGCTGGATGGAGTGCTGCGGGTTTGGTCGAAAGCTCTCCCCGTTGAGTCTATTCCGGCTATGCTGAACTTGACTGGGGACGCGTCTGGTTATTTCGCAGTCGGAGATGGAAACACAGGAGAAGGCACGTTCTCCCTACAGCCTGCAACCGGAAACGTACTTGGCGGCGTAAAAGTCGGCAGCGGTCTGAATATTACCCGTGATGGGACCTTGTCCGTCAATGCGGCAAGCGATGCGGAAATAAACGAGATGTTGACCGGGGTACTTACTTCGGAGAACAAATAAATTCAAGTGGAGGAAACAGACAATGGCAGAAATGAATGACAAAGTAGCAATGGTCGGTCATCTGCGGACGCTTACAGAGCAAATGAACAACAAAATTAAAGCGCAGGTTGCCGGCCTTGTACAGGAAGAGGACGGCAAGGGATTGTCCGCGAACGATTACACCGATGCGGACAAGGCCAAACTGGACGCAGTCACAGAGGGAGCAACCAGGGTTGAGCCCAGCGATACTCTCGGCAATATCAAAATCAACGGTGTAGAAACGTCAATCTTTCAGGTTGCTACTGATGAAGAAATCAACGCAATGCTGGATGAAGTGCTCGGGCCAACGGAAAATGCGTAAGCCTTTGGAGGTGAGTGTAGG